GTACCTATAGCATTATACTTTATATAAGAACTAATAAATTTTTTCTGTTCATCGTTAGCAGACATAGCCAATACTTCTAATGTAGGCCTATCCGTTTTAAATCCATGTGTGCTCACATCATAGGCATCTCTTGGCACCAACTTAAATCCGGCAACTGTTCCTGTAGATTTAAATACAACCCCTTCCGCCCCACACGTTTTACAAATTCTTTTAGCTTTGCCAACTGTACCGTCTTTCTTTAGTGGGTTAAAATACCCCCTACCTTTACAGGAAGAACATTGGTGTGATTCTGTATGGGGTACAACAGTAGTATATGTTCTTACCTTTCTGACAAAATCATCTTGCTTGTATTTTCTCACTCGTTTCTTTCTCTTGGTGCTACCATATTGTTCATAACCTAAATTAAATGTACTCGCCCACAATTTCTTATCTGTCACTGCTCTGCTGTACAGGACTTTAGATCTATCCTCTGGACTGTCTAAATTTATAGGGGTATCACCCATTGTACGCTTAACTTCTTCATCAAGAAACTCGTGTAACTCATTGTATTCATTACGATATTGTTCTCTAATATTTGTCAAAGCATCTACACTAACTTTCATGCCAGTATTTTCCATTTCGGTAAGAATTTGACACATCTCATTCATTAGACTAACGGTAGGTGCAAGGCCATTGGAAACATCTTTTTGTTGTGCAAGGTACAACTGTTTTGTTACCTCTACATCTGCTCTTCCATATTCCTCTACAATGTCCCACGGAATTTTGTCAAATGACACACCGTCTTTCATGTACTGCTCTGTTAAATCTGTACGTTTTTCATCAAGATCATATCGTTTTACCGATTCGGCAAGAGACAACGCAACTTTATCACCACCATGTATAACATACTCAGCTATCATAGTGTCATATAGTTTGCCTGTATAGGTAAAGTTACAAGCAAGTAACCACTTAAGATCAAACTTAATATTGTGTCCTACTAATATATCGGTATCATCTAAAACTTTCTGCAGTGTAGCAAAGCCATTCTCTGTAGGTTCTTTTTCTGTGTGTGTAAAACAAAGGTAACCTGATTCGGAATCTATAGTGTCATACCCAACAGATACTAACATGTTTCCTGTATAGGGATCAACATCTAGTTTACCATCGTTGTCCTTTTTAAATGTTGTTTCTATGTCAAGAACAGTTACTGCCATTACACCCGCACAATATTTTGTTATTATCATGGTACCCACACCATGGCCATATCCTCTCCACCCCAAGTACCTAAACTAAAAAAAGTTTCTCTCGGATGAAACTCTACGGCCATACCATAATTTTTATAACCCCAAGCAAATGGTATAAAATCTTCTAAAGAAAGTCCAGAAGAAATAATTTTATCTTTTAAATTAGCTACTACAGGAGGGATTCCAAGAAGTAAAGAACCAATCTCCTCACCGTTTATGTCGTATTTAATTTCTCTAGGATGCCTATAAGAATAAATGTGTTCTAGTTTACCCGTTTTTGGAACATACTGCTCCCATGATAAATTATCATTAAAAACACTAGGTGCCGTTTCTTCATAATAATCTGTAAGTTTTCCTTTTACGAATTTAAAATGATTATAATTTTCATCAGAATATGTAAAAGAATCAAACTTTTTTTCGTCAACAATAAATACAGAATGACTATAAAATATTTTTTTAATGTGTATTAAATCTTTAATTTGTTTAATTTTATAAAACTTTGCAATTTGTCGCAGTTCCGCCATAACATCTTTATGTAATTTCTCCTGTATAATAAAGTTATTACGTATCTGTCTACCTAACAACAAAGGTTTTCTTATTTCATATTGTTCTTTACAGGACATCTATTGATCTCGCAGATTTTGCTACACTTTCTATAATGTCATATTTGCCACTTTTGTAATTTTCGTATTTGGATAAGAGATCATGAAATTTAACTTTAACATAATTATATACCCTTTTGTCAAATTCCTCTTCTGTTATATTTTTAATTCTTTCAATATCAAAATCCAGTTTTTCTGAAAAACCATTGTAAACGGACATGCCCTCACACCAATATCTAATGGATATTGTAGAGTCTACATAATCAACATGAGTTATTTTATAATTAAATTTCATCCTCTACCCCCCTGTACAAAAAGATAGGTGTTCCTGCACCCATCCACGCACCAACAACATTAAACTCAAAATACTCCATAGCCTCTTCATCTGTCATTCCATCTTTCATAAGTATGTCTATACATTTATCAACATCGTAAACTAATAGGTCAGGTTGTGAACATCTTCGGCCTAAGCCTAATATCGCACCATCAAATCCATCAGCTTTTAATATCATAACTCGTATCTTGCCCTGTATATATCAATGGAGCATGTCACTGTCCCATGCCACCCGTTAAGTTTATTTTTAGATATACAAAGATGTCTGATATAATCTTCTTCTTCACCAAAGTTCTTTCCTATACCTATGATAATGTCAGCTTCGGCAGCTTTTCCTGTCCTACTATTTTCTAGCATACTAAAGTCAACCTCTTGTCTACCCTGTGCATCGTAGGATGCTTGAGACACCGACCAAAATAATACTTGTTGTTTCTTAGCTATTGTTCTTGCTCCTTCATACAATGCTCGTAACTTTTCATCTGTCCTAGCAAAGTTACCATTGATGACTACTTTGTCAAGTTGGTCAACCATTACCACATCTGGCTTATGTATGTCAATAAATTTTTCTATCTCTGATAAAGTGATACCTCTACCCTCTAATAATTTTAGGTTAGGTTCTATATCACTCTTGTACACATCCATAGAATCTTCTAGGTTCTTTTTCATCTCATCAATAGACCGTTTAAGGTATGCAGAGAACACTCTACCTTTTACTAACCGGCCCGGCTCTTCGTTAGCAAAATAAGCTACCTTGAATCCCTGTCGGATATATTCTGATACCAAGTATGTACAGAATGTTGTCTTTCCTGTCTCTGGCCTCGCAAAGATAATACCAAGATTACCTCTACCTGCACCACTTATTCTGTCAGCCAACGATTGTAACTCAAACTTAAATTCAAACCCCTGATCCCAACCATCTATATAATCTTTTACATCATCTTTCACTTCCTGAAAATTCCCTTCATCTTCTGGTGCTTTCTCTATGGCAGTGTCAACTAAAGCTCTCAGTACAGTAAAGTCGTCACTGTTGCCTAACCAAATGTCAGCAGATAAGTCACTAATTTTATGGGCTTTGTCTTTCTTCCAGAAGTCAATGATTAAATCTTTTAGAATGACCTTGTTGCTTGGCATAAATTTGTCAAGTTCTTTTATTACATCCTCTATAGGTTCTCTGGATGATTCTGGTAACGCAGGGTATTTATTTCTATGTAATTGTATCAGTGTATTTATGTCAATGTCACTTTCATACTTTTGTTGAGCAAAACTGATAGTGTCAAAGATAGTGCCTACACCATTGGCAAACATTTCTTTTGATACAACCTCTACAGTATCTTTGTAAAACTCATGTGATAAACATGCTGATAATATTTGTTTCTCAAGCGACATTAAACTTCTCCTTTATTTCTTCTTCACTCCACCTCTTTATGTCTCTGTCTAATAACACTAACTTTGTCCGCACATGGATAGACAATTCATGTACTATTTTCATTGCCTTCTTTGAAGCATCCTTGTCTAATGCAACGGTAACAAGTTTATAATGCTTAATGTATTTTAAATAATCTGTCAATAAATTTGTCCCCATTAAAGCCATACCATGTACATTAGCTAATGTCAACGCACAAGCAGAAGCACAGTCCTCAACGATTACAAGATAGCTACTGTCATTGGCCGTAACAAAAGGAACACGAGAAGATGCATACCTCTTCCACTTTGGTTTAGAATTTGTCAGCGATCTACCCACAGCATCAACTAAACTTTTATCTTTGTACACAAGAAACACACAACGGTCTTCCTTAACATCATATCTTATATTGGCAAATCTATTTTTGTAAGCATGGTAGGATTGTACAGATTTTAAATAGTCAACAACTCTTTGACTGCGGTCTATCCCCACCCACTGTTTGTTATATACAGATAGATCTACTCTGTTAGGTTTTTTATCTTTTGCCACAGACGATGTCTGAGCAAGATTGCCTGTTTTTGTAGTCCCTCCAACTGAGCAATCAGCATGGTAGCAATTATACAACAACCGCCCAGAAGTATGAGTAGCATTGAAAGTATTTTTACGAAAACAAACAGGGCAATCGCCTCTATATGTTTCATCAACAGGTATAGACAATGCCTTAACAAATGAAGCAACATCAATGTCTCCTCGCATGGTAATCTCCTCGTGTATCTTTCTCTCTACATTACTAGTAACTTTTTTAAAAAACTATGTCAACAAAAAAAAGTACTTGACAAGAAAAATTTTTGGCGGTACTAATATATAACCCTATAAGGAAACATATATGGAAGACCTTAATAAAAAGGTAACTGAAATGTTTATTAAAGATTTACTTGACTTGTACAATAGATATGTACTATTAGGTATATCTAAGATAGATATGTGTGGTATTATAATAAATACCTTAGCAGGACTTTATTTAACAATGACTTATGAACTAGAGGAGAATGATGAAGATGAGACTATACACTGAAGCATTAGTAACCCCTGTAATTAAGAACATGGTGGGGCAAAAAATATTTAAAGCAAAGTTTGTCAAAAAAAATGGCGAGGTACGAGAGATGAACTGTAAGTTAGGTGTGAAGAAACACCTTAAAGGTGGCATAAATGTCAACAACAGAGATAGATACCTAACTGTATATGACATGAAAAGTTCTGGGTACAGGAACATAAACCTTAATACTATTTTAGAAATAAGATGTGGTAACAGGATGATTAAGAAATTTGTAGGCAATACAGGAAATGTTTATAACCTTGTGGATATAGAATAATGGAAATATTATATTATGCGATAATTGCTTATTGTTTAAAAACTTGTAACACTATGGAAGACATGGACAAGTATATAAATTTAAATCCCATGAACCATGATGAATGTTTATTTACTTTAGATAAAATGGCGGAGCAAGAAAAGAAATTGCACCCTGTACTAGTTAATAGAAATATTGGTGTGCTTTGTGTTAGGCAGAGTTTAATGACCGATAGAGATATTGCAAAATATCAGGTTTGGGGAGAAGCCACATAATTTACTTGACAACAATAAATAAGAGGAGTACAACATATGAACACTTTTTCAGAGTGGATAAATAGAGAGCTAAAACTTAAGGAGAAAGAAGATATGGCTAGAACAAAAAAGAAAGAAGTGGAAGTGCCTACTATTACCGACTTACAGTTGGTGCTTACAAACCGAGTTAAGAAACTTGTACAGGATATTGAGGAGAGTGGAGTAGATTACATCACTTACTCTGATGTGTCTAAACTTGACAAGGCCTTTGATGATGTAGTAGAAGAAGCAAATCTAAAATATCAGCAAATGACTATAGAGCATGGTGAAGATAAAGGAACTGTTCACAGAGCAATTTGGAAAGATATAGTC